AAATTAGTAGCGCCCTGACCTCTAGCATTTGCAGCCCCGACCTTACCACCAGCTAAAGCAGCCCCGATATCTGTCGTTAACCCTGCAACATTTGAGCCTGTACCTAAAGCGGCATTAGCTTGTAATTGCTGTGCATTTTGCTCGATACCAGCTTGGCGACCTGCAACGTTAAGACCCCTATCAAGTAAGCCTTGAATATTTTGGTTTTGCTGCTGAATTAAAGGAGAAGCCGCGAGTAATGTGTTTTGCGATAACTGCTGTAATGTATCACCAGCAGATAAACGACCTCTAGCCGCTGCACTCTGTTGCGTTTGAGTGTTAGCGTTTTCTAATGCCGAAGCAAATAAAGGATTGTTTTGCAGAAAGTCGAATTGTGCTTGTGGGTCTGTTAAGAAGCTTGCTTGCTCTAAACCTTGCTGACCTAATTGTTGAAACGGCTGTAAGAATTGCTGACTAGTTGATGGGTCAATAAACCCTAAAGCTTCATCTTTNCTTCNTTGCAATTCCNCTATAGCNTCTTGCCCTGCTTGGGCTTGAATATCTGCCGCTTTTGTTGCAGCCTTTGCCGCTGTGCTACCTGTTAGATTTCTGACGAATCCCATTATGTAAACCTCAATACGCTGATAGGATATTCGATCCCATTTTTAATAAATCCAGACTTTGAGCTAATAACCTCGAAACCATTTAGCTTTGCAAAGGNTAAAACGTTTTTATATAAATCTGGTATTTCTGCGTAGAGTGGTAGAGTTCCCCGAAATAATAGAGATTGTTCTCCAAACTCTTTTGCATATTCTTTTCTAAACTGTGGTAATACTTGCACATGGCACTCATTACCGTCTAGGTATCTATGATACACCATAAGGGCTATTATTTCACCTTTGGCATATCCACCAACATATAAGTAACTATCGTTAATAGGTGGCTCAAACTCGCTTACATCAGGACTGTTATCATCTGTTATACAATCATATATTTCTGGATGACATAAAACAGCCTTGATATCTTCTAAATTACTTGTTTCTTTAACTATCATGAGTCTATTATCGTNGCTGTTATGTTTACGTTAATAGCACTATTAATGCTGGCCTTAGCTTGTATAACTCCGCCAACACCTAGCGCTTGACCTATCATAGCAGGGGCTAAATCATTAGAATTAGCTCTGATATTTTTCTCTGTTATGATTTCATTTAGATCGCTCGAACCATTACTCTGAACTAGCCTTACTGTGTAATTTGCCGTTGATGATGAGTAATTATTAAATACAGCAGCATCAATGCCAATACCTTTTTTACCCGCAGGTACTTCATATATATCCTGAAAGGCTGTAGTTAAGTTTCCGCCAGATACTATTGGTTGTAGTGGTGTAGTTGCCATTATAAATCATCCTGCCACGATAAAGATGCATCCATTTCAGANGCTNCNCCACNAGAAACCTGTGACGCTATACAAACGACACTACCAGGCCTAACGGGACTTGCTATTTCTAAACTATTTTCAACAACCTGNCCAGCCTTAACATTAAATATGGCGATAGTGTTCCCACCAATTATCGTGGCTTGATTAGTTGCTACGTCTGCAATATCAGACGCACTAACGAAATCCAAGTAATCACCAGAAGCAACAACAGGATCTTGAACTATACTAAACCTTGCTGTTTTGCCGGTATCGGTAGCAATAGTCATTGATTTTAAAATGATATTATCGCGGTTCGGTATGTCGTTATATATACGGTTGTTTCTTAGAGTTAGTATGTTTGTTAATGTGGTTCCTATTCCTGTTTGAGTTATTCCAAATCCAGATTTTTCTCCTGTATATGTAACTGCGCCCTCTGTAAATATAGCGCCACTAGCTCCTTTTATAACCACGTCACTAGCGTTTCCTGTGTTACGACTAGCCCAGCCAACACGAAAAACAGGGTTTCTAAATGTTGGCCTTGTTGATGTGCTTGCGTACTTAATAATGTGAACTAGTTCAAATCTAGCAGTTTCAGGGTTTTCAACGTAAAACTGAATACCTCCATACCCTAAGTATTGCAATTGTATTTGGTACACGTTGCCTTTGGTTGGGTCTATGTTGATATCTGGGTTAACATTCCAATCAGCCTTTTTAATCCATGTTTCAACTGGTAATGTTCCGCTGCCAACTTCAGTAAAAACACCTACGGCTGATGCGCTAGAAAAAGAAAATGTTCCTGCGCCTAAGTCGGGCAATTTAGCTAAAACATTAACGGTATCTCCTGTTGACTCGTAATCATACCCGCCAGGTTGATCGTTTAAATATGTCGCTATCTCGTAAGCGTTTTGTTCTACTGTTGCGTTGGTGATAGGGACGGAGTAAGGCACATTATCTATCGTTATAGTTGCATTCTCTGAGCCTGTAGCCGCTACTGTTATTTGTAGTTTTTGATACTCCAGAACGCCGTCCCTTGCGAAGATCACCCCGTAATCAACACCGTTAAAGCCAAAGCCTAGAGCAAGCTCGGAATTTATCATTCCAGCTATTTGTGTATTATCTGCTACACCTTGAGTGAATATAGCGGAATATCTAGACATTAAACCTTGACCAGATCTATACGATGCTTGGGCTGCTGACACTAGCGCTGCCACATTATTAGCACCTGTTCCGGTTGATATAACAAAATTAGAATCAACCTCTGTAACTGAGCCTCCAATATTGGCTTGAACTGTACTACCTCTTAACCCATGCTGAGCTGTGAACTGAACTAATGGCTCAGCCTGAGCAACTAGTAACTCACCGAAAGCTGTGGTTTGAAAAGCTTCTTGGGCTTTTACATTTACATTTATCGGATCTGGAAAAACATTATTACTCATTAAATCTCACTCCATTCTGACCCATCATAAACCAAGTGCATACTGTAATTTAAGACGTTGATCACTTTATTTGTAAACCCATCTATTGANCCGATAACATTCACCACGCCGCCNCGGCGCTTAATGTGAACCTCGTCANTTTCTATCGCTTGAGGGTTTAGTGTTACATCAATATCAACTATATTTTTACAGATAATAATTTGAAACTCTTCAGTTGTTACATCTGTTGTGGTGGTTAATATCTCGAATTCTTTTAACTCTAAGGAGTTTATTCTTGCTGCGTTACGGCTAGTACGGCTAGATGCGCTCGTTATATTTTGTTTTGAGTTTTCTATTTCATCAGNGCCGCCGCCGGTTCGCTTCCATAACTGAAACGTATTAAAGTTTAATCTTTCAAAAAAACCTCGTGTTGCAGGATCTTTTAAAAACTGTGGNGGTATTCGTTGATGAGGCGGCGGATTAACTTGAGTCATTATTTGCCAGCCAAACGCAAGTCAATTGCGGCTGAATAAATAAAAATTGGCACTGGGTCTGTTACTGTTATGCGAATCATTAAATCGTAGAAAGTTTTTAAACTAAACCATTCAACAAGTAANTTAGTTTCACCTAGCCGCCCGACTCTCGCCCATCCTTCATGTCTAAATGACTTACCACCATCAATAGATGATTCAATTTGTACTCTCGGGTTTTCACCTTGACCGGCTATTAATCCTACACCAGTTTCCATGATCAACTCAAAGCGTGACATTTGAATTCGCTTACCTTTTGACTGAAGCAAATCACCGTTAATAGAGTTAGTTACTCTAACTTTCTGTTGTACATCACCGTTATTATCAAATGTATTTACATCTAATTCGTAAAGGTTACCGTTTAACTCATCAGCAAGAATATTTTTACCGTANTTAAANACGAGTGAAGTNGAATTNTATTTACCGCCATCAGTGCCGCTAGCTAATTCAAACCAACCATTCTTTTCNAGTGTCTCGTTAACTACCCACGTTTTATTTTCAGTCGGNAATGTAAGTACGTAGAAGTTTTGNCCTTGAAGTGTAAACGTAAAGCCTGATGCATCATCTATTTTTGTGTAGCCTTCGATAGCGTTTGATATTGCCACCGATGATATGTTTCTACTGCCGCCTGATGTTGCTTGATAAACTTGTCTATCATCACCCAGCCAATACATGAAGTTGTCAGTATGGCTTACTGAATAGATAGAGCTTAATCCAACCTGAAACATTTGCCCTTCAATACGTACGATTGGCGGAGTAGATACACCATCGTTATACCAAATCTCAGTTGTTTTCGCGCCCATGCGATAGATGTTTTGTTGAAATACATAATCTCTAACTAAAATATCAGGGTCAGATTCAGCACCTACAATATTTAAACCGCTTGCGCTTGCTCCGTTGCCTACATCTGAAANTGTGGTAAATCTGTCTTTAGTGTATAAGAATTGATTATTAATAAACGCGACTGACTTAGCCCCATCTATTTCTGGATCTAANACTTGTGTAATAGCCACGCCGTCATAATGATAAACCTTTAACTCAGTAACTATAAAAAGGTTTTCACCGTCATCAGCAAATATACAGCGCTCATTACCGGGTATATCACCTAATTCAAAATGATTACCTACTTCATCAACTCGATACAACTTAGTAGCAGCAACACGAAACAATACTTGAGCCATCTCATGCATGCCGCGATCTAAACCAAACGGCAAGCCAGTTGAGCCAAATAGTTTTTGTCCGGGGAATGACATTAAAGTATATTGATCTTTGCCGCCTTCATTAATTTCTTGATAGAAGTTTCTAGTCGTTTGACTAGCTAAAGGGCGTGAACGTGATTGATAAGATGGCCCTGTAATATTTAACGGTACGGTGATAAATGCCATTAGACAATACACCCCTCTAAACCCATAGCAGGAGCAGAGCCATATCTTCCACGCTTATCCGCTTTGTTAGCGCCTTTAATTGCACCAATAAATTTAAGCGTATACTTTTGTTCTTCTTCTGTATCTTGTGCGTGAGCATATAGAGCAGTCAAAGCACCAAATAAATAAATACTAGGGTACTTTGTTAATATCTCATTTGTTTGATTAGCTGATGTTAAAGGTGTCGCTCGTCTAAAATATTGAAGCTCAATAGTATATGAACTATCAGGAGTTCGATTGAATTCTATTTCATCACCAACGATAGAATAATAAAGCGGCTGCCCTGTTGTTGATTGCCTGCGTAGTTGCTCTGGTGCTTGATACTGCAATTCTGATGCGTTATCTAACTCAAGACGAGCAGAGCGCATTGACTCAAAGTTGGTAGGTAAGGATAAATACTTACTAGCAGTTAATGCCGTTGATACCGTACCCATTGAGCGTACATTTAATATTTGCACTTCATTGGCATACATGGC